AAACATCTTTCAGATAGGAAGTTTACTTCCATTGCATCAAGAGTTGAGTTACTTGCTCCACCAACAGATCCTGTTAACCAAGACTTCATTCTACGGTCATCAGTTTGAGAAGCTCTATATCGTACGTGCAAAAATGGACGTCTGATATTTGTTCCTAATATTTGATCGTAAACAGTTGAAGTTCCAGCTGGCACTAATACACCTTCAATTGAGTTAACTCCATTGATTGCTCCACGAGTAGATGCATCATTTAAGTATTTCCAATCTGTTTTGTAAAAGTCGTAAGATCCTCTACGGAATCCGCTAAATCCTAAGTTTAAAGCCATTTCGCCAGAATTTTCAAACAAACCGTAAGCAACTCCGCCTAAAGCTCCTGAAGAAATGCTCGCTAGCATGTCATCAAAGTCTAAAGAGGTTTGACGTTGTAAAAACAACATGTTCTCTTCGATAGCTCCTTGAGTATCTAGGTTTTTAAGGATAGCGTCAAATTCAGTTAATCCGTTAGCCGCTGTAAATCCAGTCTCTACATTTCCTCTAGCTTGGATAGCAGCGAATAAACCTTGCGTTCCTGGCTGAGTTAATGGGTTTAAAGCAGACGCATTTAGTTCACCTTCTACCATTGACATTTCTAAGTAGTCTTCAAAACGTAAACGTGTTTCAGATTCAGCTTTCAAATACCAAAGGTATCCGTCAGTTCCATCTTCAGTCGCTACATTCACCCATCCGATCTGCGCAGCATCTGATCCAGATACAACATACTGATCTCTAATAATGATTGGTGAGTTTGAAAATTGTGTTAGTACAGGATCAATACTGTTTCTTACAGCAGAGTTACCCGCTCCAACAGCAGCGATAGTTGTTCCTTTAGAATAGTCAGATCCGTAAACGAATACTTTTAATCCCCCCGCGGCAAAGCCTTGAGCAGTTAAAGTAGTACCCGCGAAAGGTTGAATAGTAATTGTTGCACCTGCACCTGCACCTAGTACAGACGCTGTAACAATACCTTTAGCTTCTAATCCAGTAGCTGGATCTAAAACAACAACCGTGTCATTTACAGAAATTACATTCTGTACTCCCGCTACAGCTCCTGGGTTCAATGTAATAACAGATAATGTACCTGCTCCATTGGCCTGAGATGCTCCTGCGTAAGAAATGTGTAAACGGTTTTGTTCAGACCAAATAACTTGATCAGACGACATTGGCATTTCAGCGCCAACCATTTGTAAAAATCCAGATAACGTTCTGTTTCCATAACGCTCTACTTCTGCTTCGTAGATTTCTGGTAAATATTGCTGTGCAAAGTCAGCAAAGTTTCCTGGTACAGCTCCTGCCCCACCATTGTTGTTCCATTGTAAATAATTTGTCGCAAGTAATTGCGGCACTTGTGATGGGATTAAACTCCCAAACTGTGGTAATAAACTCATAGTTATTAGTTGTTAAACTTTTTAATTTTTAATTTTGATGAGTCCGCTCCAGAAACTGATTTCACTTTGTATGCCCCAAACTTGGCTCCTTCCATTGGCGCAGCTTTTCTTGCACCTGTTGATGGGTTATTAGATTTGTTTACAACATCTCTAATAGCATCGGCTTTTCCTTGTTCGTAAAAGTGATTTGCCATTTTATCGGCATTTGCACCCGCATACAATGCTTTGTGATACCCTGCGGTATCCTCAATCGTACCATCTTTTCCAAGGAACTTTCCTATAAAATTGCTGATGTCTGATTGTTTTTCTGCTACCTGTGATGGGTTTTGCACGCCATATCTAAATTTTTTCTCGCCTAATGTGAAATCGAAACCTTCGAAATTTTCATTAAGTAGTTCATTAGTGTTGGCCTTAAACTTATCGTGGTTAGCGGCGTTTCTTTCCTGGTCCTCTTTATATCGATTAAAAAAGTCCGATGCTTTTTGTTGATCCGGAGATAAGCTAGGTGAGTTCAACTTGACCTCATCGTAATACTTATTTTTAGTATCATCTAAAAACTTACGGGCTTTTGCAACCTCTTCTTTATATGCGAGTTTTTTTCTACGGATATCTCGCTCCTCATCTAATTCTTCATCAAACGCAAAGTTGTCATCGATCATAAAATCAATTTCGTCTGCGCTTAAGTGGGATTTAGTAGTTTTATAATATTCTTTTACTAATACATCGCGGTCTACATCGTCGTAATTAGTATTTAATCTCAAGTAATCTTGCATTGTGCCGCCTGTTTCCCTCATAAAATCCACTAATTTAGTAATGTTTTCAGGTAATTCAGGCTGTGCTACAGCTGGTTTTACTTCTTCTTTTGGTTTACTTTCTTCGGTAACTTCTTTGATGACCTGCTCGGATACTTCTCCGACCATTGTCGGGCTATCCCCGGCTGATTCATCCACATCCACTTTTTCTGTGCTTGGCTTTTGAACGGCATCTATTCCTTCTTTAGGTATTACTACTCTAGTTACATTACTTGGAACATCTACTAAAGGCTCTTTGTTCCTAGCAGCTATTTGTTCTTCCGTAAGTTTTGGTTTTGTTTGGATCTTAAAAGACCCCTCTGTTTTTTCATTCATGATATGATATTATATAATTAAAAATACTTGTTTATTGGGGCATGAATTGGGACACGTCCATGCCTCCCATAGCTCCCGCATCACCAGCCTCAAAATCTTTAGGCATTCCTTTATTTTGCCTTTGCTCTATCATTTGACTTTGTTGAGTGCCTTCTTTTTCTATTCTTTTAGCTTTTGCTGCATCAGCGTTATCCTCTTTTGCTTTACTTGCTTGTAAAGCGGCTTGAGCTAATTTTAAATCATATTGAAATTTAGTTGCCATTATTTCTTTGCTGATTTGAGCCTCTGCTTGCATTCTCTGCATTTCAAAGTTAGATTTTGCTTGCTCTATTGCTACCTTTTCCGCTGTTAAAGCCTGCTGCTTTTGCACCTCAGCCATTGCGGCTTTTTCAGAAGCTTCTGCATTTGCTTGTGCTTGTGCTTGAATATTTTGTTGAACCAGCGCCTGTTCTCTTTCCTGCTTCTTTTTTCTTTTAACCTTTAGCATTTGATTAGCTAGCTTAAGGTTTTTTATTGACTTAAGATCAATCGCATCTTCAATATCAATTTCTTTTGTTTGCAAAGATATTTGTATTGCTTGTTGTAATTCAGCTTTTTCTTCTTCGTCTGGTTCCATTTCTAAAAATATGCCAAAGTCGTGCAGATTAAGGGTTTCAATCTCTTTTAAAGTCTCCACATTAAAAGTAGACACGCTGTTCATTAAAGAATTTTTAGTAAGAGGAAAGCTTAGCACGTCGGCTATTTTAAGCGATATGTTTTCACAAGTGCTCAGTGTTAATTGTATACTAGCATCTTGTATATGCTTTGTGGCAGTGTTGGAAGCGTTGGCTGCCATTTTTTGCAAGCCGACTAAAGAATTAGGGTCTGGCGTAGCTCCATCTCTTGCCTCGTTTAATCCAGTTACATCTCTAATCATTTGCATATTGTAATTATATGCTGTTATTAAGGATTGTATTTTACCTATACCTGAAGAACTTGATAGCTCCTGAATGGGTACCTTTCCTCTGTTCATGTCGCCATCTTGCGTCATAGATCTACCTACAACGGAACCCGTCTGAAAGTACATGTTTAGTGCCTCAGCTGGATTATAATTTGTGCCGTTACCTAAATCAACTTCTGCCAGCCCATCAATGTCTAAAAATATTCCGTCAGGAACCATTCTAGACAGAACCTGTTGCATTTTTAAATGTGTTAATTGTATTACGTCGGCAAAGCCAATACACTTGCTTATAATGGATTGTATAACTCCTTTATACATTCTAGGCGCAGCTATTGAGTAACTCATCTCTACTCTAGTTGTATCTGCAAGGGGGCGAGTCATGTTTTCGGCTAACTCCCATTGCAACATCACATCCGTGCCAATTATTTTTGCTCCGCGATATAATACTTCAATTGATCTAGCAACTCTTTCAAAGTTGTCATTTGGAGGCGGATCAAATTCACTGGTTTTTTCAATAGCTTTTTCTAATCCGCTATCTGTTTTTTTAATTTTAAATACCTGGTCGGTATAAGTTTTGTACTCAAAATACAATACCTGAACAGTATTGTAGTCATAGTTTTCAAAACCTCGTATCATTCTACGGTTGCCAGGTGATTTTTGGATTTTTTCTAGTTCCTCATTGGATATATAAGGAAATTCTTTTTTAAGCTCTGGTATAGTTATGGACTTAACTTCTCCGAAATAATAGATGTCTTCAAAATTAGGGTCTTCAGTGTAAGACCATACACAATAAGCAGGATCAACGTAATCAACAACTATGCCTTCAGCGGGGTTAAACGAAGTTTTTGTTATTCCTATGCCAATATTAACTAAATCTTGATTTACGCGCGCTCTGGTTAAATGGTATTCGTTTGTAGCTAACACTGTATTTATTGCTTCTTCTTCAGCAATTTCTACAGCGGGCTTATACTTAAGCTGCATGTGTAAATCCCTTTCTTCTAGCGACTCAGGAAGAGCACTATCAGGTATGCCGGATCGGCTTAGATCCATAGGTATAACCTCGCTGGCTTTAGCTCGTGATTCTATTGTTAGCATATCAAATAGAATATTATTAGCATAATCAGTTCTTTTCTTTAAAGACTGAGGATCCTGAGAATATGCGGATAAATCATATTCCTTTTGCGTAATACCGTTTGCTACAATATTAGAAAACTTTGAAAGTATAGGTACCGGTTTCCAGTCTAAATTCAAGTAAGACAAATCACCGTTAATAGCTAATTCATCTTTATACTTTTGCACGCTTTGCTCACCTCTTGCATATAACCTAAGGTTATGAAAGTTATTCCAATTAGCTGCGTACCTATTCGAACCCGCTCCTCCATAATTAAACCACTCTTGCTCAATAGCACGAGAAACCTGCAATCCGTACGCTAGCGTGGCTTTTTCTTCCTCGCTAACTACCTGATCAGGAAATGGACTATTAGTGTTTGTACTTACATTCATCTATTGTATTATTTTTGAAGTGGCTCCGTTATTGTCGTATTTCTTAAACCCTAAAGAGTATTTCTTTGTTACTATGGCCCCCTTGGGACTATATCTGTGCTTGTTGCATGCCATCAAAGCTAAACCTGAGCTTATAGATGCATCGTACTTTGTTCTGTTGTTTATATCAAACTTGGCCCAGTCTTCTAATGTTCTTTGTAAATAAACATCACCGTGCCCTTCTTTTGTTTGACCAACAAAGTCTTCTATGTAAGTTTCAATTGCTGAAGCGTGTGCCTGCTTAATATCTTCACTTGAGTTAGGTATACCCCCTACTTCTCGTTCTGACACAGATAACTTATTGTAAGATCTATCTGGTCTATTAATACTGAAACCTCTGTATCCTCGACGCTTTAAGTAGTAAAGCAATCTAGGCTTGTTATTTTCGCATAATATCGGCATTCCGTAAAACACCATAGCCATAAGCACATCTTCAAAAAACATTTCAGCGGTTGATGGCCTAGCTATGTATTCTAAAAAGAAATGGTTAGGAGGCACGTCCTCCATTGAAAACTTAGTTAATCCGTGAAGTGCTCCGTTAGAGCCACCACCACCCACAACACCACTAATGTCGTAACTGTCACAGCCAAAAGCTCCCATGTGCTCGTTTCCTGGATATTTAATGCCATTCTTTATTATTATGTTATTTTGTTGTTCTTGATTAGGAACCCAAGTAATGTAAAACCTACCGTCTTTGTTCGGATAGAACATTACTTTTGTATCTTTAATACCGTGTTCCCATTGAAAGTTTCCTTTCGTAACCATTGTATTGTTTTTCAACTCATCGTTGTAGTCTATCTGTTGATAGATTTTAGTCAAATTAAATAATGACTGCTTAGACTCATCTCTAAAAGCGTGTTGCTCTGTTCTTGGAAATTGACGATAGTATTCGTTCAACGCATCCGGATCGTTTTTTAATCCTTCAACTTCATTTTCCCAATGATCAATGACGCCCTCATCAATAATGTCACCTTGAGGACCAAGAATATCTTTCTTAGGTACGTCAAAAACCGGCCAACCGTGTTCATCAATGAATCCTTCATAGTTCCACTCCATCGGTATAAAAAGCTTATATAATCCACTTTTTGTTTGCCCATTCTTATTTCTTTTTGTAACGTCTGAATCGTTATATAATTTTTTAAAGTTTTTACCTCCTTTGTCTAATGCATTTGAGGTTGAGCCCATCATACACTTCCCGATAATACG